GCACACCTAACCGCATTAACGATCCACGAACTGCTATAGGTGCTGCACAAGGAGGAGGCTTAAACGCCCCTACTCAAACCATTGGTGGTGCTTTTGGTGGTATGTTGCCTCCTGTGTCTATGCCTGTATCTGCGCCAATAGATTATTCTCAAGGTGGTGGTGGCTACATGGGCATTCAAGGCGGCTTTGACGATTTTGGAAACATTAATGGAAGTGCCGCTGCGAATGATGCGCGTGAGCAATATTACAGAAACACAGGCTTTGACACTACACTGCCTACACAGGCTCCTGTAGGGTCTACTGTGTTTAATCCGGTAGCTCCTGCTGCTGGTTCTGCACCGTCAAGCGGTAACGTAGGCGCTGTCACTGGAGGCGCTGTGTTAGGAGGACTGCTTACTAGAAACTTAGGTGATGCTTTACGCGGTGCAGGTGAGTACTACTTAGGACAAAAAGGTGTTGAAGGTGCTTATCAAACAGGCGTTACTGGTTTAGAAATGGCACAGCAGTTAGGCCAACAGGCTGCGGAATCTGCTCAGTTTAAACCCTACACTGTCACTAGCAACCTAGCTCGTGTTGGTACAGACCCTTCTGGTGGCTTTACTACACAACTAAGCCCAGAGCAACAGGCTTTACAGAATCAAATCATGGGCCAAGCAGGTGGCTTCTTTAGTCAACTACAGGCTGATCCTGCGGCTGTACAGGCTGGCATCTACGAAGACATTAGAGCCACACAACGTCCTGAAGAGGAACGTCAGCGTCTAGCGTTAGAAGAGCGCATGCTGTCACAAGGCCGTCTAGGTTTATCCTCTGCTGCCTATGGCGGTGCATCACCTGAGCTACTGGCTATGGAGACTGCACGACAGGAGGCTATGGCAAGGGCTAACGTAGGTGCTAGACAACAGGCATTGGCTGAACAAGCACAGACTGCATCACTTGCTGGTGGACTGTTAGGCTCTGGTTACATGCCACAGCAGCAAGCACTGTCGTTGCTACAGGCTAGTCAGATTCCTGCTGGTATGCAACAAGCGGGTCAGCTATCTGGTGTAGAACTACAGTCTCAACTTGGAGGCCGTGGTATTGAGTCCTATATGCAAGGTGCTGACTTAGCTAATCGTTTACAGCTACAGCAACAGCAAGGTCTTATGTCTACTGTATTAGGCGAACAGCCTACAATGCAAGAGCAGTTAATTAACAGAATTATTGGTGGGCAAAACGCTGCTCCATTAACAGGCAGCGGGGGCTTCTTAGGTTCTATTTTAGATTACTTTAATAAAGACAAGTCTTCCTCTCCTAGTGCTTCAGCTTCTCAGTTAATGTTTGCAGATAACATGGGGCTTACTCCTGAGCAATTACTTGCAGGCATTAGTGGCCCTAGCGAAGAAGACTATTTAGCTAATTTAGACTTATCAGATTATTAAGGAGAACAACAATGGCTAGACAAGATATTGCAGGACTCCTTACGGGAATCTCAAGTGGTGGTATTGATCCAGTGACTGCGGGTAACGCAGAGCAACAGAGGTTAGCCTTTGGCGCACAACGCGCACAAGGTATGCAGCGTAACTTGCGTAGTGCTATGGGACAAGACCCGCGTACTATTTCTGAAAAACTACAGATGGCTATGTCTCAGTTAGACCTGAGTGATCCTGCTGACCTGCGTAAACTGGCAGGATTGCAACAGGCTACTGGAGACTTGACTGGTGCGGCTAAGACTGCTACTGCTTTAAAACAATTAGAGCAAGACCAAGCAATTAGATTAACTTTAATTAAAAGAGCTAAGACTATGGGCAATGATGACATGGTAGAGTTCTTGTCTAACGGTGGTGACATAGGTGCTGCTACTACTATCTTGTTTAGACAGCCAAAAGATATTAAGAAGCCTTCAGACGCAGGATTAACTGACAATGAAATTGTATTGTATGATTCAATCTTAAGTAAAATAGATCCTAGAGGCGAAGATTATATTCCGTTTAATCAATTAAGCAGTGCGGAAAAAACAATAGTTTTCCAAAGAGCAGAAGAATCTGTATCAGCAGCAAGGGATGAAGGACGTACCTTAACTAGAGAGCAAGCGTTAAGACAAGTTCTAAAACAACCTTTGCCTACAACAATGACAGACGATGAATTCGGAAATAAATTCGTTATAAGGTGAGATAAACATGGCGCTTAATCCTAACCCCCGTAGTGGTGGTGATAGTAGTATTGATCCTAATCCAGAGTCTAAAGGTTTTAATCCGCGCAGTGCAGCGGTGGCTGAGTCTCAAGCAGAACAAAGACAGTCTCGTGTAGAAGAAGCGATAGAAGAAGAACGTCAAGCAGTAGCCGCACGTACTACTGAAGAAGGCAGGGCTTTAACTTTAGAAGAAATTAGGAAGTCTCCTTTCTTAACTGAAAATGGTATTGTTGCGGGAGACAGAGTAAAAGGAAACGAGATTATTCGCGTCTACTCTAGGCCTGAAGACGCTCAACTGGGTGGTAGAGTCCTTACTCAAGAAGATATAGACAACTCCAAGTTCCTACAAGACAATGATATTGGCGTAGGTTCTCGTGTATTTGGTGATACTATAATAGACTCAGGTGCGGCTGACTCATGGAAGCAGTGGCGTTATTCCGTTGACAAAGACGAGAAGCCTCTTGAACGTGCCAGTAATATCCTTGAAACGTATTTCCCTTTCCGTCAGTTTGATCGTCTAACAGGAGGCCGTCCTAGTTACTTAGCAGGACAAGACCATCTTGTAGATTATGCAGAGCCTGATGAATTGTTTGAAGTTGAGGGCTACATGGACATGACTCCTGACCAACGAAGACAAGCTAGACTTCTTCAGAGGGACAGAGCATTACAAGAAAAGTATGGTCACTTCTTTGTAGAAGATGATACAAGTGCCGCTGCTGTTAGCGGGGTAATAATGAATCAACTGACTGATCCCACAGCGGGGTTAGCTATGGGGCGTACTCTTGTACAGCAAGGACTTAGAGGTGCTGCTTTGTTTGGGGGCATGTCAGCCCTTGAAGATTTGTCAGAGAAAGGAGTTGTTGATCCTGAGAAAGCTGCAAAGATGTCAGCCGCAGGTCTTGTATTTGTTTCAGGTCTTGGGTATGTATCTAAAACTATTGTCAACAAAGTAGCAGCTAAGAAAGCTGATAAGATAGTGAAGAAAGCACAAGCTGAACTAGACATTGCAGTAGCTGATGGTGTAGCTCCTGACAACCCTTGGCAGATTCTTAAAGATGCAGGGTTAGATGCACAAGAAGTAGCAGTGGCTCTTGAGAAAACAGGTACAAGATTAAACGTACACAGGTCTGCAACCAATGCAGCTAAAGCAGTAGACAAGGCACTAGTGGAAGACAGTGCTGTCAGCCGTCAGTACATGGAAGGCTTGGATAGGTTAGCAGGAATCTTAAGCACTCAGGTTAGGAACATTGATGAAGGAGTGTTCGGACGTTTAAGACATACTGAATATAGCATGGCTAGTAGGACTTATGCTAAGACAGCAGAGGTAGAGCCTTTTCTTATCAGCTTACAGTCTGCTCCTAAGAATATTAAGAACCAAATATCTAAGGCACTGTATAACGGACGTTTTGATGAAGCCACTAAGCTGATGAAGAACGTAAGTCCGACAATGGCGCGTGAGTTTACTGACACAGTAGTACCTTTATTAAAAAACTTAGGTGAAGAACTACGAGAGAATGGACGTAGCTTTGAGCTAATTGAAAATTACTTTCCCCGTCTTGTTAAAGATTACCGTGGGCTGCGTAAAGATTTAGGATCAGAATACCAAGGTGTTATCTCTGAGCAATTACGTAAGGCTGAGAAACTTAAAGGTAGAACCTTAAGGCCGCATGAAAAAGATAAAGTAATTGAAGGTACGTTACGTGGGTATCGACATGATGGTAAAGGCAAGCCTTCCTTTGCCCAACAACGTCAACTAACACTGACAGATTCTAACCTGCCTTACTATGCTGAACCTGAAGAAGCACTGTCGATGTACATCCGTAATGCTGTCAACGACATTGAAGTATCTAAGTTTTTTAAAGGGTCTACCAAAAAGACTAATGATGGTGTTATAGATGTCGATCAGTCTGTTACTAAGTATGTAGAAGACCTGATTAAAACTAAACAGCTTACCGCTGACGAACAAGACAAACTAATTGAACTGCTGAAGGCTAGGTTTGTAGGTGGTGAACAGTCTGCTAGTAAACTTAACGCTACTGTTAAAGACTTGGGATACATGGGTACTATTGCTAATCCTTTCTCAGCCGTTACTCAGCTTGCAGACCCTGCTATCTCAGCTTCTTTACACGGCTTACGTAATACTATTGCCTCAATGTTTGGTACTAAAAATATAAGTATAATAGACCTTGGATTAGACAGAGTAGCCGCTGAACTTACTAACGCTGACCCCCGTGCAACTGCGCGTCTACTTGATAGATCAATGGGTCTAAGTTTATTTAAGTGGACAGACAGGTTAGGTAAAGAGACTTTAATTAACGCTGCCTTTAGACAAGCCAAAGGTCAGGTGCGTACAGCTAAAGGAGAAGCAGCATTTAGAAAGAAACATAGGGGTGTGTATGGTAACGAAATTGATTCTTTAGTTAGTGACCTTAAAGCAGGAGATATAACAGAGAATGTCAAGCTATTTACTTTTAATGCTCTTGCAGATGTTCAACCTATTGCTTTAAGTGAAATGCCTCCTACTTATTTGAACAACCCTAATGAGCGTATCTTATATATGCTCAAGTCTTTTACTTTGAAGCAGTATGATATTGTACGTAGAAACATTGTACAGGAATGGAGCAAAGGTAACAAAGTAACAGCGGCTAAGAATGCTGCTTTACTAGGAGGCTATTTAACCGTAGCTAACACAGGCACTGGAGTAGTAAAAGACATTATGAAAGGTAGGGAAGTTGATCCTGAAGAACTGCCTGATAGAGCAATGTGGGCTTTGCTAGGTGTCTTTGGCTTTAATAAATATGGAACAGAAAAGTTCTTAGGTAGAGGAGACTTAAGTGGTTTCATGGCTAACTTTATAACGCCCGCTGCTCCTATTATTGATGCTGCTTTCTCAGGTGCTATTGAGCTTACTAAAGAAGATCCTGACTTTGAGAAGCTAGTTAAACCTGTTCCTGTAGTGGGTGAAATAGTTTATAGTCACCTGTTAGGCGGGGCAGAAGAATACAACAGAGACAAACTATTAGGTAGGAAATAATGTCAAGTTACTTAGGTGGTACAAGTTCTGGCTTAGGTCAGGCACTAGCTGCAATGTCTCCTCAAGAACAAAAAGATTTTGCAGCATCTATGGGTGAAACTCTGATAGACTTTACTCCTGTTGTTGGTGAGGCTAAATCTTTTGCAGAAGCAGAGCAATCAAGACAGCAGGGTGACTACCTCATGGCGGGTCTTCAGTATGCAGGTGCCATTCCTTTGGCTGGCATGGCTGTCCGTCCAATTAAGGGCATGTTGTCGAGCGCAGGTAGTCTAGTTAATAAAACAGCACAGAACGTACCTACGCGCATCCCTGAGTTTTACAGTAACCCAGTGAAGGGTGCAATTAACTTTGGTAAAGAGTATTCAAAAGCTATTGTGCCTTCAATTAAAGAAAGTATTGATCCGCAGGCTGTAGCAAAGCGTAGGGTTTTAGGTATCTCTGATTCAAAGATAGATGACTGGATAAGCGAAGTAGGACAGGACGCAGAAAAGACAGCCATCTCTATCAACCGTCAAGTGGATGCTCCAGAAGACACACTACTTGAGAAAGGCATTGTTGGTCTTAACTACTTAGACTCTCGTATTCCTAGAGAAGACGTAGCTGCCTTGTCTTCTGCTGTCGGTCAGGGCTTTAGAACTTCAGGCAAGATTCCTGAGACTATCGTTGAAAGAGCCACTAAGCATTTAACTGATGGCCCTCATATTAAAAAGCAAAACTACAGATATGATTATCAAATTAAAGACCCATCCGTAGATAAGAACATAGGTTATGTAGAGTCTATTGGGGTGTCAGGTGCAGGTGCGCCAGTAGTTAGGGCGCTTCACGGGAAAGCCACAGATACTTACTTAAGCTCTGTTAATAAATTAAATAAGATTGGTGGTAACAAAGCTGTATCTAAACTCCAAGGCAAAGACATGGTAGAGTTTATGCAAGTCTCCTCTACTTTAAACGGAGATGCGTATCAGCTAATGAAAAAGCTAGGGGTTAGTGGTCAGCCTAGTCAAATGTTAGATACTTTGTTGTTGGCTAGAGCAAAGTCAGCTAAAGGTTTAAAGATTTACAAAGGAGAACAGAAAGCTCTGGACTCTTTTAATAAACTGCTAAACACACGCGCAATAAAGATGGCTAGAGTTAGCGATGAAGCAGGGAATCCTGTTGGCGCGAGGAACCTTGTAGACATAAAAGAGCCTGAAGGTTACTTAGTGACACAGCAGTCTTTTAATTCAAGACAGAAAGAACTGGGAGGCGTGAACGCTTTTGTAGTGGTTGACCCTAACAAAGAAAAGATGTATACGATGTTAAGCGATGGGCATGATATTTTAGGTAAAGACCCTGTTGGTGGACACGGTTTGATTACTGCATCTCCTCTGATTGAGTCTTCAATTAAGACAGGTGCTAAGTATAACAACAAACAAATAAAAACTAACAAGACACCAAGAAAAATAAATAGGGCTATTAAAGAAACGGAAGCAGTAACAGGCATAAAGAAGACTGCAAATGAAACAAACGAGGCATATACAAAGAGAGCCTTTAGAAACTCTAGGCCAGCAGTGACACAAGCTGACAGAGACAGAGCAGCGTCAGCTAGGAATAAGCTAGTAGGCACAGGGTTACTAACTACAGGTGCTGTTGCATACGCGGCTTCAGATGATGAATAAAAAAGGGGGCATTGCGCCCCCAAGTTGTAACAAGTTATAACTAAACTATCTCACATGCACCACCTACACACGCTAACTCCTGACTCCCTGTCGTGTTGTCTTCCTCCTCAAACTTACCTAAGTCCTCCCAGTCTACACCCACTGGCATGGCTGCTACTAACTCCTTGAACTTGTCAGCATCTATGTCTTCATACGGAGCTTGTTGATATACATGGTCACTATACGGCAACAAACTAATCCCACTACACAGATCAAAGTTATCCCATATCCACTGTGCTATCTGCAAGAACTCACTGTCTGTATAATACACTGTGATACTTGGTTTATGTTCGCACCAATGGTTCTGGTAGGCTTTCCAAAGTTCTAGCTGCTGCATTGCCCCTACTTCTTTGACAGTCACGGATGTCTCAGGTGACTTCACAGGGAAGCTGAACACTGCTGATGTAGGTGACATAACATCCTGCTCTACGGGGAATCCTGCTCCTTCCATGAAGATTGCAAGCGGGTCTTTCTTATCGCTACGGACTCTGCGAATGTAATGCTTAGAGAAGCGAGGATGGATACCACTAGCAGAATCGACAAGCTGAGATACAGTACCGCTAGGCTTAACACATGTAATAGCCGCAGACTGATTAATACCAAGTTTCTCAGACCACTTCTTATTAGTGTCAACACATACATCCCGTACTTCCTCCAGCCACTTAGCCAAGTCCTTAGACTCTCCCTTACTCAACAGGTAATGATCCATAATCCCTGTCATGCTCACGCCCAATAGCGCCTCTTCTTCCGTGTTCTTCTTCCAACAGTTACGCAGGTAACGGAAGTCTGTCAAGGTAGCCTGTAGTGTACCAATGATAGCAGCAATCTCTGCCTTCTTCTTGAGACTGTCCAGTGTATCATCTTCACGCACTACAATCTCTGACAGGTTACAGAACTGGTTGCTGCGTAGGATGATCTCAGAGCATGGGTTAGTACCAAAGTCCTGCTCACTGTCACGCCTACCGTTACGCGCTGCAATCTTCTGTGCTGCTACACGGCTGAAGATACCACGCTCACCCGCCTTGCTCTCGTACATGTTCTGCATCTCTGACAGGAAGGACTCAAAGTCTGGCTTCTCAGTGTACGCCACGCTGTTGTTAGCCAGCCTACGGTGGCCCTCGTTACGCCACCAGTCCCCTGACTTAGCCTTAGACATACGTTGATCTGACAGGTTAGACAGGCTAATCAGAGCAGACCTACGCACACCACCCACAACTACAATGTCAGCAATCTTACACACTACATCATGGCACTCAATGCTGGTCAGCTTGCGTCCTGCTGCCTTCTGGAATATCTCTACGCAGAAGTGGAACAGGTCAACCAAAGGCTCTGGCCCTGACGCACGACCACCAAAGGTCTTAAGTCTAGCACCTGCTGGACGTACTCTGCTCATGTCCCACTCAGGTATCTTACCAGCGTACAGCATAGCGATAAGCTCACGGAATGCAGAGGCCCAACCAATCTTACTATCGCTGACAACGATCACACTGTCTGTCTTGTGGAATGTCTCAGCAACTACTGGCAGCTTGGTGATGAAGTTACGTTCAACACTAAAGCCTACACCTGTGCCGCACATCAGTACATACATTAGCTCGTCAAAGCTGCGCGGTGAGTCAATGGCTAGGTAGCTACAGTTGAACCCTGCTACGTTGTCCTTGTCGAGTGCATCACCTGCTGTCATCATGCAGCGCATGGATGGCATTACTTCCATGTTGTGTATAGCGTTGAATAACTTAAGGGCTACCTTCTCGTCTATCTGTCCACGGTCTTTCCAGAAGTCTACATACCTGTTGACTGTCTCGTCCCAACGCTCTCGTCTGCTCTCCTCTGGTAGCCAACGTGCGTACCTGCTCTTGTGTATAAACTGTTGATACTGATCCATCTTATTCTCCGTCATTCTCAAATACTACCATCATAGTTAGTTTGTTTAAGTACCAACCTGCTTTCTGTAAGTCCTCTACCTGCTTACCCTTGTAATCATAACGCCACAGATACTTCAAGCAGTTGCCCTTGAGGTATCCTTTGAATGCAACACTGGACATGGACTCCTCTATTGCATCAATACACTCTATGTTGCCTGTGTTGTAATGCTCTGGGTTGTTTACTACATCTTCTTCTTCTTCATGCCACGCCTCAGATGCTTCATCGTGTGCTGCTTTCATCCATGCCTCTAAGCCTGTGGCTTTCTTTTCAACGGCTGGTGCATCCTTCTGTAGCCTGTCCCAGTCTGCTGGTGTTGCGTCATTAAGTCTCATCTTCAAAGTCCTCTGCTATTCTGTCAAAATCTCTGATTATCCTACGTTCAAACGCCTCTACTAAATCGTATGTCGTGATTGATAATAATTCACAAGTCAACTCTTCATCCAGATGTAGTACCAGTTTCTCTTTAAGTTCCTCTAGTGTCATAGCCATTAGACTTTCTTCCTTTTAATATACCGTGTCAACTCCTTGGCTGTCTCAATGGTGAAGTGTTTGAATCCTTCTTTGTCACACCACTCTCCCATTGTTATCTTGCCACCCTTTCGTACCTTCTTGCTAGGGTTTGACAACACAAAGACTAACTCCCACTCTGGCATTGAGTCTCGTATGGCCGTGTACTTCTGTGTATCACCGACCCTGAAGAACCCCTTGCACTCTACCAGTACCGCCTTGCCCTCATGTACGAAGTCTGGCAGGTACTTCTTGTGGACTGTGTACGGTAGATCGTATGGCTCAAACTTGTACTGTCCGTCTAGCTTCTCTGATAAATCCTTCTCAAGTCCTGATCTAAAAGCCCTCTTCATCTGCCTTGATCTCCTGTACTCGTGGTTCGTTTACTACGTCTACTAAGAACTTTGGCCCGTATGAATACTTGAAGACCCTTAACTCTGGGTAGCAGTGGTCTTTGAACTGACAGTACGAGCAACCAATAGAGAGCTTTGAGTTTCCTGACTTGCCGTCTGGCACAGGCTGGTAACACCACTCCGTTGGTTCTGGCTGCTCTACTAGCTTTTTTATGTGCTTAACTCTGTCAGTAATGTCACCCTTCAGTACCTCATACACGGGAGCCTGAGTATCCTCAAGGTCATACTTGAGGTAAGTCAAGTGACCGTTGGCCTTGTCCATAGCCAGCCAACCAAACTGTGTCTCGCCTTCTGAGTGAGCGTATGCCTTGATCTGATCTATGTAACCAAAGGGATCGTCAAAGGCCAGTGATCCATCCTTGAACTTCTTGAACCCAAAGCTACTAGCAGACTTAACGTCAGTCACAATGCCGTCTATCTTGCAGTCCATGTGACCTACGATACCCTCTACCTTGCACACCTTCTGCTCGTCAGTGACTGTGTGACCAGCCATGCGAGTCAAGAACAACAGCATCTCCTCAATCAAATGACCATACATAAACTTGACGTAGGTGTGAGGCTGTAGCTTCTCTCCCTCTGTACCGTTGACATGGTTCCAAAGATACTTGTCGGTGCGGCCAATGTTAGACAAGCGTAGCTTGCGGTTATCCTCTCGCTTCTTCCGACCAAACTCAGTACGCATCAGTTCCTTGACGCTCTCACCGAACTTGTCTATCTCTGCCTCTACGTCCACAGATGGGTCAGCATCCTTGCTTTCCATCAGAGCGTAGATGTCCTGTACTACATTGTCCGTTGTCTTTTCTTCTATGCCCTTAGCCATACACCATCCCCTAAATAAACATCACCAAAGTCATCAGCCGCGTCACATAAATCATTAAGCATCATAGCGGAACCGTGTAACTCAGAATATATGGCGTCTAGTGCTTCCCTTGCCTCTTCTGTACTACACTCAAACCACTCGTTCTTGTGTTTAAAACGCTTACGTAGATAATCATGTACCATACCCTCCGCTACTCTCCTATTTTCAAACTCTTCATAGTCAAATAACTCATAATCTCTTTCGGGGCTTGCTGTTTGATAGTTCTTTAATCTATCTTCCGCATCCACTGCCATCCCTACCTTGACCCAACCTTCCCACGCAGGATTGGTAATGACATACACCTGACCCTCTGGGTTGTCTTTGTAGTTCTCTAGGGAACTAAAGGCTGCATCCTCAAACCCTGTGTAACGTCCTGCTTTGTATAGGGGGTGTGTCTTTTTTACTTCCTTGCCGTTGACCCACATACGCTTTGCATCTCTTGCCTTCACTGCTTCGGGGTTATCCTTGTAATACTTGGGCTTGCCCGTTTTAGGATTAGTGGGTGTCTGCCCAACTGTTTCCAACTTTGTAATCTCCGGTGAGGGGGCAGTTGAGTTTGTAGTGGAGTCCTGCTGCTTCAATACAGCTGACTGCCAACCGTCCGAAAACCTCTGCTTTCTCTTGCTTGACCTCTGTCTGGATTTCATCATGTATGTTTCCTATAATGTTGT